TGTCTGTTATTAGATGTGTCAACTACTACTTTATTTAAAGCATCAACATCTGCTAAAATACCTACATATGAACCTTCAGTAGAAGAACCGTCATGGTTGTGGCCTCCACTAAATGCAAATGCTGCTAATACTGCGTCAAACTCACTGTTGAGTGGGGCTGCTGTAATTGTTTCCCCATCTTGTATACTACTAGAACTTTGTCGTGCATATCCTGCCATTATCTTACTCCTGCCTCTCCAAATTGTACTGCGAACCCATGTATGGTATAAGGGTTAGCACTTGCTACTGTAACAAATTTAAACTGTATGGCATGTCCTGATCCTTGAACTGCCTGACGTATTACTGGTTTTGTTGCACCACCATAAACAAACCCTTCCGTGTCGTAGTCTGTTTCTGTATCTCTGTATTCAGCATAACCACCTGTAGATTCTATGGTGTAGTCGTTAGGACTAGCATAATCAGAGTCTAGCCAATCGTAGTCTGCTGTTACAATAAAATTATTATCGCCTTCTGGTCTGGTAAATACAGTAATTTGAGAAAATGTTTTTCTTTTTTCTGTATTACCGAAATCTAAAAATGGAGATACATATGTTGCATAAACATTTGTTCCTGCAAAAGTACCACCTTGTTCTTGCCTGTAGACTTTGCCATCAAAATCACCATGAAGAACGTACTCAGCATCTCCAATAAAACCACTAACTGCACAAGATGCTTGAAACCCTCTTAACTCACTAAATTCCCAACCTGTTCTTTGGTCTGAGGTGCGTAGTCCTCCTAAAAATCCAGATGTATTTATTGCTGTAAGAGTAGACTTACCAAACATATATCTAAATTGAGATTTCTCACGTATAACAGTACTACATAATTGTTCATTTGTAAAGTTAATATCGTATAATCCTAGTACTTGTTGTATTGGTTTTGATATAGTTGCCAATTCAACATCGCCAATTCTTTCTGTTCCTTGTACCGTTCTTATCCCATCAGGTGCAAGAAATATAACATCACCGCCTATCTCTTGTACACTATCGCTTGCAACACATCCTACACTGTTAGATACTTCTTGTATTACAAAAGAATTAATACTGTCCCCAGACAATCTTCTTATATCGTTTTTACCAAAAATATAAAGGTTGTCTCTAAATCTTTTTATAGCAGTAATATCAAATCCAACATTAACACTACCTGCTCCGCCTGCTGCGGTAAAATCACTATCGCTATTAGGTGCGGTAAATACCAATAGCTGAGGAGACTGACTCATGCCTCCAAAAAATATTCTATTTTTAAATGCTTCTCCAAATTTAGCATTATCTACATCAGACGATCCATTTAGTTTTGTCCATGTAGTACTCACTAATCTCATAGGAAAATTAATACCGTCTGTTAGTATTAATGTTTTATTTCCAGTTACAGAGTGATTTAATCCTCTTATTCTATTTACATTAGCGTAAGCTTGCCCTGAAGACAGACTAGTACTTGCCCATCCTGATCCTGATACATATTTAAGAACATCATAATCATTGCCTGATGCTTTTCTTCTTGCTGCATATATAAACTCGTTATATATAAATATACCTAATATAGCCCCTTGGCCTGCAGGAGTATGGTAAGTAGAGTCTAGGGGTGTATACCCACTTATTCTTCTATAACCACCAAATGGTGATACTTCAAAATTTACTAATCTTGTTGCTGCGCCAGGCATATTATCACTTAGAGTAAGAAAGTCTTCATTAGTGTATAAGCCTCCTCTACACGGTATTTTTAAAGTTTGAAGCTTATCAGTCATTTATTACACTAGAAACACGAGTGTCCCTCATACGTATATAACGATTAATTAATATTGTACGCATCTTATCTATTCCATCTGTAACTAGTTTATTGCTTAATGATGCTAATTCTACGTTATCTCTCATCATATAAAGATGGTATACTGCACCATCTATTAATACATTTTTAAACTGCTGTGGTAATTCTGGAACATCTCCATGCAAGACAAGCTCGGTAGCGGTTTTAAAATAAGTGTATTTTACTGCGTAAGCTTTATCTGGTGTAGGGCTTACTCCTAATTTGTAGTCAGGTGTTAGGTATACGTATCTTGGAGTATCGTAGTCTCCTGAATTTCTTTGCTCGTCTCTTTCCATGTACCTGTCTATATATTCTTGGTAGGAAAGAGGTGTTAGATGTGTTTCTTGAACACCTAAAGTATCGTTTCTGTCTATAAGTACTGTGTCTATATCTATGCTTAAAAACCCTGAAGTTAAAGCGTACTCTTTAGTTCCTGCAGTTAATGTCTGACTTGTAGTAGCATAAGAAAAAGGCCACTCTTGTTCAGACATAAAAATATCTCGCTGTGCATTGTTGACAGCATCTTTAGCTAAGGATTGTATTCCTGTAGCAGTAGGAAAGACTGATGACGTTAGCTCAACCTCATTCAATCTTCTTAAAACTTCATTTGTTACTGTTAAGTATGTATATGCCATATATTAAATGTAGGAGAGGCAAGAAATACTCACCCCTCCTAATCCTAAACTAAATCTATACTAAGTCTCTAGCTGCGACAGTTCTACCTGCTTGTTGGGTAGAAATATCGGCTATGACTGCATAAACTCTAAGCACACCACTAACCATAGCAGTGTCTGTTGCCGCAATTTTTACGTCAATAGTATCTGCTGCAGTAAGTAGAGCAGTAAATGTATTAGCTGCTGCTGTGTTTATTATATTGCCTTGTCCGTTAGAACCTATAGCAGGATAACCTAACGTAGCCAAATCGGCTGCGTCAAGAATATCGTCTCCTGCTGCAAAATCTATGTCTGCTGTAGGTGTACCACCAGTAAAAGCGGTAGTTACTTCTGCACCTGCAGTAAGAACAATAGTTTCTGCAGGGACTTCAAGTACTTGAAAAATGTCGCCACTAGCTACATTGGCAAATAAGCCATCTGCTACTAGTTTAGCTACATCTAATTCTTTTTCAATTACATAAATTCCCCTTCGGTTACTTGGAAAGTCTGTTGTTGAGCTCGCACTAACGCCTGTAGTGGAACTAGCTGTTAAATCAAAAGTCGCCATGTTTTATCTCCCTTACGCTGCGTTATAAACGGCAGTTACAATGCCTTCAGGTCTAAGTATTTTCCTTCCGTACATCTGCATTCCTCTGACGATGTCAGCGAATGAATCAGGGTCACGGTAAGATTCTACTTTATTGATCTGAGACGCAGTAGCTACTGCTGAACTATGTCCTGCAACAATGATACCATAGTTAGTAAGCTGATTGCCTGAACCAGAAGTTCCTGGACCAGTGCCAACTGAAGGTAGATTTGCTGAGACATATACGTCAAAACCATAAATGCTTCCGACTGAAAGACCACTTGTGAGTCCACCTTTATTTGCGGTGTCATCATTCAATAGTCTAGAGTCTTCGTCTGATAATAGTTCAACGAATACTGGGTCGACAACTAAGAACCTGCCTGCTGAATCTACTTGTTGTTGATTCAATAGTCTAGCCATTCTAGAGATTACCTGAAGAGGTGACGCAGTACCTGTAGGTAGTGCAGTCGCTCCTGGCATTCTTGGTACTAGAGGGATAGAATGTGTTCCTGCAGAACTAGTAGTGATATTACCGAATGAACCCTTAATGAGTTGCATTGAAGATAATAATTCATCACCGCCTGCTGTGTCGACAGCTTTAGTTCCTGATACTACGTCATTTGCAGTATCCGCAACTGTATTTAAAGCTGATTGTTTGTAACCAGATAGATAGCCAAGAACTTCTTGATCGTACTGATCACGAAGTCTATAACCTGCTCTGTCTGATGCCATACTTTCAAAATTTACATGAGAGTGAGCTTCCTCAATATCATCCATTTTAAAAGCGAAGTAGTTTGCCTGATCTACAATTAAGCTAAAATCCTCATCGTCTAAGTCTTGTGGTGTGACTGTAGTACCACGAGAGTAAGCTTTAACTGTTATTTCGGGCTCTTTAATGATACGCACTGTATCACCAAAGTTTGCAATTTCTCCAAAGTAGTCATTATTAGTAATTGATTCAGCAACTGAACTCTTACGAAAAGCTTGTTGAACCTTTTGACTATAAATAACTGGAGAGAAATTACCATTAGGTAGGTTTGAATAACCTGACGCTACTTTAAAAGCCATCTGTTTCTCCTTTTAATTGTTAGAGGCTAACAAACGATAATTCCACTTGATAAGAGCCGATGCTGAAAATGGGTAGCTATAAATAGGACCATAACATCAGGTAGCCTGAGTAGGATTTCATTTGAAT